ACAACATCGGCACCTCGGACGTACTGCTCCAGGCGACTTTCACGGCGACGACGGGCGACGCCACGTCGGGCCAGATCGTGGTCACGGTGAGCTACGTTCAGCGTCAGCCTGATGGTTCGGTGAACCCGACCGAGTACCAGAACTGATCTGAGCCCCCTTCGGGGGGCTTTTCCTATTGGAGTTCCCTATGATGCAGACTGACGTCAGTTCAGGTTCAGTTGGCGCAGCCACGAGCGCGTCAATTACGACTTACCGCACGCGCATCAAAGCCATTGCCATGACGTTCACCGCGAGTGCTGGGGCATTGACCATTACCGATGGTAATGGCGGGGCTACGCTTTTCACCTTCACGCCTGCTGCAGCGGCGGGCTCGCTCTATATGCTGCTCCCCGGCGAAGGTATTTTGGCGCAGACGGGTATCTACGCTACCACTGGCACCGGAACTACCGCAACGGTTATCTATGGCTAAGACCCCTGCATGGCAACGCAAAGAGGGCAAGTCTGAGTCCGGTGGGCTCAACGCCAAGGGCCGTGCGTCCTATAACGCTGCCAACCCAGGCAAGCCGGGGCTGAAGGCACCGCAACCGGAAGGCGGTCCCCGTCGTGACTCATTTTGCGCCCGCATGAAAGGCATGAAGGCAAAGCTGACAAGCGAAAAGACGGCAAAAGATCCGAACTCCCGTATCAACAAAAGCCTGCGGGCGTGGAACTGTTGAGATGAAAACGGAACTGACAGAGCCCACGAAGAATCTCATCGACGCCCTGTCGGTGATCACCGTCATTGGCACTCTGGCGCAGGCATTGCCCTCAATCGCCGCCCTGTTCACCATCATCTGGACTGCACTGCGCATCTGGGAGACGGAGACGGTGCGCAAGCTCACCGGGCGGGGGAAACCCAAGGAGCCCAAAAGTGCCGATTAAGTCCGAACGCCAGAGGCGTTTTATGTACGCCTCGCTCGCAGGCAAGACCGATGTCCCGGCGAGCGTAGCGAAGAAGTTTGTCGGGCCGAAGGCCCATAACGACGGCGGTGCCGTCAAGGAGTCCCCCGTGAAGAAGCCCCTCCCCCCGTTCATGAAGAAGGAAGCCAAGAAGCCTGCGGACAAGGCGAAAGGCAAGAAGGAACTCCCGCCCTTCATGAAGAAGGACGCCAAGCCCAAGAAGATGGCTTACGGCGGCAAAGCCTGCTGAAAGGACACACCATGTACACGAAGGAAATGGGTCCGCCCCCGGTCGATATCGACCAAGCCTCCGCGCTGCCTCCGGCACAGCGCAAAGCTGCTGAGCGCAAAGCTGCTGAGCAGACCAAGAAGGATTACCCGAAGTCAAAACCCCCGGCCAAAAAGGCCAAGGGCGGCATGACCAAGGGCTACGCCAAGGGTGGCGTCACCCGCGCAGACGGTTGCGCAGTCAAAGGCCATACCAAGGGCAGGATGGTCTGAAATGGCTACCGATCCCCGGTACACCAAATCTGCCCGCGAAGGCGGCATCCCGCGCCCTCAGACGTTTGGAGAAGCCTTCCGGGAGGCTAAAGACGCTGGCAAGCCAGACTTTGAGTTCCCTCCTCGCAGTGGAAAGATGTACAGCACCAAGACTGCTGAAGAGCAGAGCCGAGAGATCGCCGCCCGGGCCGCTAAAGGCTCGGGGCGCGGGCCGTCCGCAGGCAGGACGGCAAGCGACAGGGACGCGGGGCCTCGTCGTGCTGAGATCCCTTCGGGCGGCGGTGCCAAGGCACCGGCTGACACGGGCATGGGCGGCATGTCGGACACCACGCGGAACGTCCTGAACACGCTAGGAGCGCTTGGTGTGGGTGGTAGGGCCGCTGGCCTGGGTGTCCGTGCACTGATGCGCCGTGAGGCCGCGAAGCGTGCTGCTGAGGCGGAGAAGCTGACGTCGAGGGTTGAGTCCCCGATGCGCCGGCTGCGCCCCGAGGATGTCACCGACGACCTCGTCCGTTCGGTGGTAGACAAAGCCTACGAGAAGACGTACGGCGCGGGGCTCAAGCGTGGCGGCAAGGTCAAGACCTACGCCAAGGGCGGCAGTGTCCGTGGTGTCGGGTGCGAAACACGCACCAAGAAGACGAGGTTCGTCTAGGAGGCCGCGATGCGGACTAGCAGGGGCATGGGGTGTATCCGCCCCGAACTGATGAAGCCCAAGGCGTTTGCCAAGGGCGGCGGAAGCCGCGTCAACGAGGCGGGTAACTACACCAAGCCCGGGATGCGCAAGACGCTCTTTGAGTCCATCAAAGGACAGGCAACGCAAGGTACTGCCGCAGGACAGTGGAGCGCCCGTAAGGCGCAACTGCTTGCCAAGCAGTACAAAGCGAAAGGCGGTGGGTATCGTGATTGACGACGGTAAACAACACGCTCCGACTTGTTTTGTACATGACGACGGCCCATGCGATTGCGGCGTTGAAGAGTACATGACGGATGAAGATATTGATGCAGAGCTGTTTGCGAAAGCGATGGCTAAGGAATGAAGTCCCCCCAAAAGTCCCTGAAGGACTGGACAAGCCAAGAATGGCAGACCAAGTCTGGGAAACCGTCTTCCAAGACGGGGGAACGGTATCTGCCTAAAGCCGCGATTGCCGCTTTGTCCCCTGCCGAGTACGCCGCAACGACCAGGGCCAAGCGTGCTGGTAAGGCCGCAGGCAAGCAGTTCGTGAAGCAGCCCAAGGGCGTTGCCCAGAAGACCGCGAGATTCCGATGACTACATCAGGAGCTACCACGTTCAACCTCGACCTCAATGACGCGGTCGAGGAAGCGTTTGAACGCTGCGGATCTGAGCTTCGCACGGGCTACGATCTGCGCACGGCGCGGCGGTCCCTGAACTTGCTCTTCGCAGATTGGGCCAATCGGGGCGTGAACCTCTGGACGGTGGCCCAAGACACCATCAACCTGACGCAGGGCGTCAACACCTACAACCTGCCGCAGAACACCGTTGACCTCTTGGAGCATGTCATCCGCACGGGGGCAGGCAACGTCTCGACTCAGGTCGATCTGACCATCACGCGCATCAGCGTCAGCACCTACTCCTCGATCCCCAACAAGCTCCAACAGGCGCGACCCATTCAGGTGTGGATCAACCGCCAAGCCCCGACGCCCCAGATCGTCGTGTGGCCCACGCCTGACCAGACCGGCGTCTATCAGTTCGTCTACTGGTACTTGCGAAGGATTCAGGACGCTGGTGCAGGCGGCACCTACACCCAGGACATCCCCTTCCGCTTCCTGCCGTGCCTCGTCAGCGGGCTCGCGTACTATCTGGCGTTGAAGATCCCCGGTGCGATGGAGCGCCTGCCGGTGCTGAAGGAGCAGTACGACGCTGATTGGGATCGCGCATCAAGCGAAGACCGCGAGAAGGCAGCGGTGCGGTTCGTGCCCCGGCAGATGTTCATGGGTTGAGGATAACCATGCCTGCTCCGTACCGCGAAAAGCATTTTCTGGAGATGTCTCCGCGCGAAACAGCAGCGCGCAAGGAAGAGGCCCGCCAGAAAGATTTGCAAAGATCTGGGCGCGACGCTATTGAAGGCGCGTACCCTGAGTTGGTTGTCAACCCGGCGTCTGCCATTAGAGCCCCAGCAAAAGCAGTCGAATACATCGCGTCAAAGGTACTTGCCCGTCCTCCAAAACCACTTCCGCCGGTTCAAATTGGTAGCCATGTTCGTCCGAGTTATGTGGATGGCATGTATGAATACTTAAAAAAACACGAATACAAAAATGCCAGTGCAAGCGAGCTAAAACAGCTTAGATCCGAATTGGAGTCTAAGCGCAACAAAAAATTGCTTGAGAAGGCTAGGAAACGTGATGCTGATGCGGCAAAAGAAGATTTTCGGGACAAAGTAGCACAAGCAGAATACGACAGCTACCGCCGTTTTGGCGTTGAGTTTGTCCCAAGGAAGCTCGGCGAGTCCTCAGACACCACAAAGGAAGACACGTCTAGCTCAGCACAATACAAAAAAGGCGGCTCGGTGAAAGCCAAGACGCACCGTGGTGACGGTATCGCGCAGCGCGGCAAGACTCGTGGTCGGATGATCTGACATGGCCAACAGGTTTGCAAACGGCGCAAAGGCGTTCGGTTTCTGCGACGTTTGTGGGTTTCGCTTTGACCTGAAGAAGCTCAAGAACCTCGTCGTCAAGACCAAGCAGACACAAATCAAAGCATGCCCGCAGTGCTGGGTGCCAGATCAGCCACAACTGCAGCTTGGGATGTTCCCCGTAAGTGACCCCCAGGCCATCCGTGACCCGCGCCCAGACACAAATACGTGGTATCAGTCCGGCACCAACGGGCTGCAGCTTGACAACACCAGCGGCACTGGACCGAACCAAGACGGCTTCCCTGGCGAGGGCATGCTGGTCACGCAGTGGGGGTGGAACCCCATCGGCGGTGCGAGAGACTTCACGGACCCGCTCACGCCGAACCTCTTGGTCGGGCGGGGAGAAGTTGGTACAGTAACGGTCGTGTGACCAAAGGAGTTGAAGATGAAAGACACCATGAAGGCCCTCCGGGCCCACGCCAAGAAGCCTGCGGGCGTAGCCCACGGCCCCGGTGCCAAGCTCGCCAAGGGCGGCGTCACCACGCAAGCTGCTCAGCAGATGGGTCGCAACATGGCCCGTGTGGCGAACCAAGGCCCGGTGGGCCGCAAAACCAAGGGATGAGACCATCATGAAGGCCAAGCCTGTTCCGACCCCTGCGGTCAACACCCCCAAGGGTGTCGAGCATCTGAACCCGTCTATCGGTGATGTGCGGGCCAAGGAATTCCCGCCTGTGAAGACCTCCGGAATCAAGGTGCGCGGCGGTAAGGCACAGACCAAAGGGTTCATGGCCCGGGGACCGATGGCGTGAACTACGCAGAACTGAAGACCGCTGTTGAGGATACGACCGAGAACACGTTCTCGGCTACTGACTTTGCGCTGCTCACGAAGCTGGCAGAGCAGAAGATCTACAACACGGTACAGCTTCCAGCGCTACGCAAGAACGTCACGGGCACGCTGAGTCAAGGCAATCAATACCTGACCACGCCCGGAGACTTCTTGTCGGTCTTCAGTTTGGCGGTGT